TAATTCACCGTTGATAGCATCCATGAATCTGTTAAGAATTAATGACGCTTGAATCTTCTTTCTTACATCGTCTTGATGTCTGCGACCCATAGGTCTGCCTGATAGTTTTTTATCTTCTTCCATTTTATTAGACTCCCGAAGGTTGGTCTTTCCTTGTTTGTTACCAGTGATGTATTGCGTTTAAAATTAAAGTTACATTAGCCATAACAGCTAACAATATTACAAGCCAATGATCCTGCATAATCTACCACTTAATTTTATTAGACCAATAAGCCGCAGATAGTTTACCTTTAGCGATGTTATCAGCGTGACGTGCCTTGAATGACTCGTTACGCTTGCTACCATCTGGACTGCCTTTAACGCCTTGCTGACCGAATCGAATAGTCTTGATTGTGTCACCGTCTTTAGCGACCACAACGTGACTCTTGGTTGGGTGATTTGGAGTTGCCTTCGGTTTATTATAGCCAGACACTCCAGCGTTCTCTAATCGTTTGTCTTTCATTTTTTATCTGATGTGAATACGCCAAATAAGCCAATGATAGCTAAACCTGCGCTTACGATTGCTGCCATCTGTTCTGGTGATAGTGCGATGCCACCAGCCGTTAATAACGCTACAATGCCACGCCATGTTGATGGCTCACTTAGTCGATCTAAGATATGTTCAATCATTTTTTTCCCTTTGCTGGTTTTTTAGCAGTTTTAGCTGCGTCTTTGAAGTCTTGTGCTGATGGAGCTTTTTTTGATCCGACCTTATTCATTTTCTCGCCAGATCCTGCTGCGATACGTTTCTTTTTGGCGTTAATGTTTGCGTATAGACCGTCACCCATTATACTAGCTCCGTTACACATACTGTTGATGATCCAACTCCAGCGTCTTTGATGTATGCCATCTTGTGACCAGCAGTTACTTTAAAGATTGATGATTCGTTATTTGCAAGCATCATACTAGTTGTGATTGAAGCTGTTGGGTTAGATCCAAAAGCAATATGGCAATGACCAAGTGAGCATGATACACGCACTAGAGTCGTGTTTGTTCCAAATGCTGTTGATTGTGCTGATGTGTTGCCTACTGTAAATACTTGTGATGTCGATGGAGTGTACGCATCAACAATGTTACCGCCATCATCTCTAGCTATTGTACTCATTACATTTTCCCCTTTTTAGCTGGAGCTTTAGCTGGAGCTTTTTTCTTAGCTTTCATTGCATCTGCGATGCCCTTCTCTGTGTAAGGGAATTTCTTTTTTCCGACCATTGGCATGATTATTTACCTTTCTTCATAGATTCAACTTCACTTAGAGCGATTGCTAATGCTTGTTTTTTGTTACGCACTTTTTTGCCAGCAGATGTTTTAAGTTCTTTGTCTTTATACTCGCCCATTACCTTGCTCATTTTTTCAGCAATCTTGTCCATGTTACGCATTTTATTACTCCATGAATATTGTAAAAGGTGATTTTTGAAGGTCTGCCATCACAGAGCAGAGCTGCATCTAGTATTCAGCGTAAACAAGGCGGCCATATCTGTTTACCCTTCGTTGTTGACTGCAAGGCAGACACCAATAGTTATAAAAGACAGGTAGTATCGACTGTGCTAGGTCACATCCACTACCCTAAAATCCTAGTTGCTCGGAGAATGAGCTTTTTATTGAGGCTCTCAAAGAATATCACAAATTCTCTGTGTTCGTCAACAGTCGATTTATGTACCACTGTGCCTTGAGAAGATCATCTACACCATTCTTTTCTTTCCAGCGCCACAAGTATTTTATAGCGTTAGCTGTACACACAGCATCAATGCCTGTCAGATTTATTGTAGCTGACTCTATAGCATCTATGCACTCGACTGCGCCTTGCTTATAGTGGAATGGATTAATCTTGTCTGACATTTTTAAGCTCCATAAGTTTATTGGTGGCAGTTCTAAATCGTGCCATTTAATAGTTCTGTTTGTTTGTTTAATAATTCCACCTCAGTCATACCCACAGTATTTTCAAACGATCCAACTCCAGCATGAATAGCAACACCGTGACCGCCAAGCCTGTGATGAGCAGGGCATAGACCAATAGCCAGCGACCAATGCGACTTCCTTCCAATACCTGCTTGATGGCGAATATGGTGAATTTCACAAAGACTGTAACCGTGACCAAGTACAATACAAGCAATGCACCCATGTTGAGCAATTCTGTCATAGTGTTTTCTCTCGTCTTTAGTCATTATTATAGATCGTGCTGATACCAACGTATGTGCGTGACCGTGAACGCTCTGCATCACGTTGTCTTTGTGCTGCTATATGCCTTGTATGATAGTTGTCCTCGTTTTTATTGTAAGGCTTATCTAGCGTGTAAATTCTACCGCCTAGCGATGGTGTGTGTACTTCTTTAACTTTGTAATTACTTTTCGGTACTGGTGGCGTATACTCAGTGCTAACCGTTAAATATCTTTTTCTTCCTCGATCATTAGTAGCCTTAATGCAATGCTTATCAACTAAGTGAGTCATCGCACGGTAAGGGATGTTTTTATTTACACCTAAAAATTCAGTTATCTCTGACAGAGTCTTAGGCTCTTTGCACAATTCCAGTATTTGTTTTCTTATAAAATCGTAGTTCTGTGGTTTGCTTCTCATCATCTCATTCTCCTTTTAATAAATCTTTAATTTTATGTCTGCTCTCAGAAATACTCTGTACTTTAATTCTAGTTATCGAACCATCTTCCTTGATAGTTCCCTTATATTTAACTCCTTCACTGGTGGCTATAAATTCTCCAAATGCACCAGTAGCAGCTAATTTTTTTATAAACTCGTCAATGCTCATAACTGAATAACTTTTTATTTACCATGACTCTTACGCCACTGCGTAGTCTTATTTCGATTTGGTCGCATTAATATAGCAATAACCAGACCGTGAGCGAGTCCGATGGCGTAGGCTGGTGAGTAGCATAGAATATAATATTTAAGAGTTACTAACATAATTCTTCTCCTTTAGTGCTTGTTTATTTGTTCAAATATTATTTCTTTTGGTAGCATATTGCTTGTCAAGTAAACACTAGAAAATGGTGGATTTAAACTAGGTTTGTTATCTGAATAATCTTTAAAATATGAAATTCTTTTATTCATATACATTATTTCAAACTTGTTATTAGCAAATAAATTAAATCTTTTTTGACTTTCAAATAATCCAACAACACCAACTAACATGGCAAATGGCTTTCCAATTAAAAATAATCTTTCAAAAACTTCATATTTTAATGAATATGGTGGATTTGAAATAATATAATCACATTCAATAATATTGCAGTTAAAAAAATCAGTTCCATCGCTAATGTGTGTATTAATAACTTTAATTCCGTTTTCTTTAAATATTTTTACAAATAAACTGTCGTTTGTGTCAAATGGACACCAAACAGTTGCCTCAGCTTTTATGTATTTTAATATTGGTTTAATTGCATATTCAGGGGTGTAAAATTCATCATTACCACTACCAGCCACAATGTCCAATTTCATGCGTTCTTCTCCTTTAGTGCTTGTTCGATAGCACCTGCAAATTCGTATATGTAATCCTTGATAGAAAAGTCATCCTCTAAAAGTTGTTGGTCGACCATCTCATCAATGATAGCTATTTCTTTATCGTTTAATCCTTGCCATTCTCGTTTAGTCATCCCAGCTCCATCCTAAGTTACTTGCCCATGATTCGATCTTCATTTGATAATCTGCCATTTCTTTAACCGATAAATCTGTAGTGCTACGTATCTTTGTTATCTTTTCCAATCCTACATACTTCACAATTAGCAAGAACTTATATCCCATCAGGTCGTGCATCTCATCTGGCGTATAACCAAGATGATTTCCAATGCTGGTGTACAAATCCCATAACCTTGCGTTCTGCTCTAAGCTACGATCACTGTTGCGCTCTTGTATTACTACTTGCCACTGCTTATCAGACTGAAAGTCCATTAAATCTTGTAACTTCGCTGTCAGAGCTGGTAAGTTGCTCTTCGTTAAATTAAAAGGCTTTTGCTTTGACATCTTCTAAATTCTCACTTCTAAAAATAAATTCTGATTTGTAATATGGGAGTTTCCATAAGTTGTAAATAACTTTTTCACCAATCATAACCTTTGAAATTGAAAACTTTTTATCGCTACTTTCAATGTGATAATCGTCTTTTTTCACCCATTTCATCTCTTTGCCAAATCCGCATAAAATAAATTAATCTGCTCTACACAAAATTCATATAGCTGACCTGTCTGTTTTTGCCAGAACTCACGACTAAAATCAATGAGTCTTTTAATGGCTTTTAACTCAACCGCATTGACACCGAACTTACCAGTCTTTAATACACGCTCCTTCATACTTTTTAGAGCTGGCTGCACCTCATCCTGTATAAAATTTAACGCATACTTTTTCTTTTTGTCAGTCTGTCCTGCCACTAGCAACAGATTACACTCAAGCAAAATTGTATCGTAATGTCTTTGACTGGCCACACCATTCGTGAAAGCTATGATGCAAGCGTACTGTTTGGTTTCAATCTCAGGCTGCAAGTGCTTTTGTATTAACATCGGCACTGATTTTTTGTAGTGCTTAGCCATTTACCACAACCTTAACTTGACTATCCAGCAACTTGTTAAGCCATCGAACTCCACCAAGTGCTTTGTACTTAGCCAATCGATCTGGTCTTAATCTTAGTGACGTACTCACACAACGTAAATCATCTGCTAACTTTGGTCTTCCCATCTTGTACTCCTTTATTTGTAATGCTTTTATTATACATGAATCTTTGTAGACGCAACACTTTTTAAATATTATTTACAGATTGATTTAATGCCTCTGTGGCGTAGCGAAAACTGATG